AGTAAACGCCATATGTACATTAAGCAGGACGTTTCTATCATGGCACTGCAAAATCTACTACTCCCCGACAATCTATGTATAATGCTGGTATATAATTGGATTAGGCATTATACAGGGAAGTAGCATAGCGTAGTGCTTCAGTTGGGAAGTTCGCCCCAACACTTCCTGATAATCTATGGAAGGAGTAGATATGGGAGTAGATGGTGTAGATAATAGTAGACTGACTAGTAATTGGGATCACTCTAAGAACTGGAAGAAAATGAGAGATCGTCAACATGATATTAAAAAGAAAGTAAAAGCAGGTAGGAAGCTGCATAATGTATGGAAACCTACTGATGCATTCAGTGCTGGTAAGGGGAGCAGAGCCAGACCAGTAGACAAAGAGAGATATGATTTGAATTATGACCTAGCTTTTGGTCGAATTACCAAAGAAGAACATACTCAAAGGATGAAAAAACTTGATGATAAACAAATGGGAAACACTTTCGAAAACTGATCAATCGAATAGATTCGCCTTCCAAAGAGTTGCTGAAGAAGATATGTTTCTTACTTCAAGATCCAGATACTGGAAGGAATACCACCGTGCTCCCGATGAAGGAGTACCAGAACAAAAGGTATTAGACCTTACTGTTAAACAACTAACCCCTCTATACCAAGAGTGGATAGATTTAGTATGTGAAAATCCCAAGACACCATCATGGGTGCATCCCCTATTAACATTGGGTGCTCGCAAGATGGCTGATATAACTATAAGAAGTCTTATGAGGCTATGGCTAACGCCTTCCTTGTTTGGCTACAGGTATGCAGACTTAAACAAACCACCTACAGCACAAGCATTGGCTAATCAAATTGCAACTGACACCCTTAACATAATAGGATTCCAAAATGCTAGAGAAGATTTTAAGGACAACTGGAAATCACAATCTAAATTCATAAAGAACTGGACCCCTAAAAGGTGCATAGCATTTACAAAGAAAGTAGGTTCCATACCCAAGATGACACTAAAGCAAAGACAAGACTTTGGTCATCACATGATTAGGATAGCTGAACAAAGCGAAGTAATTATTTCTCATAGAAAGAGAGAGAAAACTAAAACAGGATACAGAAACTACTTATACATAGAACTATCTTCCGATATACTAAAGAACTTACACGAACAGCACTACCTGTTAGAGCTTACCTCTTTACTATACAGACCGATGTTAGTACCACCAGTTGACCATACACTCAACTACTCAGGAGGACACTTGACTCCTGAGATTAGAAAACCTGTAGTACAGAAATATAAATCTACTTTATTCTCTGATGATAAGGTAGAACAGAACTATTCTGAACCCTCACAAAAGGTTTTAGATGGAGTAAATGCTTTACAAAAAACAGAGTGGTCTATTAATAAAGATGTCTACGCTGTAATGGAAAGTTTATTCACTAACAATACCCTACTTGCTAACCTCCCTGCATATAACTTTGAAGAGTTTGTATACAGTGGAGAGTATCCTACTGATGGATCCAAAGAAGAACAAGCAGTATGGTGTCAGCTAAGAGAAGAAACTTGGGGTAATTGGTATAAACAAGAACAAGCAAGGGGAAGAATGCTTGTTCGCATGGAGCTAGTAAAGAAGCTACTCGACTGGGACTTCTTTTACATGCCTTATACTCTAGATTTTAGAGGTAGGGCTTACTCTGTGTGTGAGTTACTATCGCCGCAGAGTTCCGATGTAGATCGTGGGTTATTAATGTTTGCAACACCAATGGAACAAACACCCGAAGGAATGGAATCCCAGAAAGTTTATCTTGCTAACTTATTTGGTAAAGATAAAATATCTCTTAAGGAAAGAGTTGAGTGGGTTGATAATCATTGGGATATATGGAAACGTATAGCTGATGATCCCTACTCAGACTACTTCTGGGTTGATGATGCAAAGAAAAAGAATAAATCTTTCCAAAGGCTTGCAATAATACTAGATATAACTAGGGAAGATGGCATGACCCAAGTACCTTGTCACATAGATGGCAAGTGCAATGGTTCTCAGCACTGGTCTGCACTAATGAGGGACGAAACTATAGCACTGCTATCAAATGTTTTACCTTCAAAGAAACCTCAAGATCTTTATCAGTTTGTTGCAGACATGACAACAGAATATTGTAAGTTACATAAAGACAGTAATGAATACTATCAAGAATTCTTAGACCACTGGGGAGAGATTGATAGGGTGGTCCTCAAGAGACCTACCATGTGTGATTCATATGGTCTTACTTTCTATGGGATACAAAAGTATGCTAGAATGGAAGGACATGTAGATTGGATTAAGAAGGAACGAAGAGGCAGTGCCATCGTTGAACTAGCACGAGCCATACAAGCAGGGCTAAACAGAACTCTAAAGGAACCTAACAAAGGTAAAGAATATTTAAAAAGCATAGCAGTAGAGGCTGCTGAAAACAATAAACAACTAGTATGGACTACCCCCTCAGGATTTAAGGTAGTTCATCTTTATAATATTATAGGATCAAGACGATCCTTGGCAAAACTATTTAATCACAAGGAACTTAAATTTTACTTTAAGTCTAGAGATGTGGACATTAGAGCAGTTAGGCAAGCTATCTCGCCTAACTTTATCCATTCATTGGATGCTGCTCATATGTTCTTAACAATTTATAGGTTGATTGATGAAGGGTTTACTCATCTATCTATGATACACGATTCGTATGGATGCTATGCTCCCCTAATAGGGCGTATGCGAGCTATCATAAGAGAGGAATTCTTAACAATGCATTCGGAAAATTTACTTGAGAACTTCAAGATAGAAATTCAAGAACAGGTCGGCAAAATACTACCCGACCCACCAGAAAGGGGGAGCTTAGATATTAGTCAAGTATGTGATTCTGACTATTTCTTTTCTTAATATGACACACTTATTAATTGAATGTGAACATGATATGGAGGTTAATATAATCTACCTAACAGAACTAGCGAGACACAAAGGAAAAACAAAGATAGAACTTTCTTTTCCTACACGATTTATGATGGCTACTTTTATGGATAATCTATGTGATGAATTAGAACAAGAACATATCTTTAATACTGATATGGATGTGACAGTTTACGTACCACAAGGAGAATAATGAACGAACTTAATGATATACAAAAGAAGCACAAGGCTGGAGAACTAAATGTATACAGTCCTGTTGAAGCTTATACAGAGAAATGGGAACACATAGCAGATAAACAAGGTAACTTTATCAGTGCTATGCCCATACCGGAAACAAGAAAGCGTAAAGATTTACCCTCTATCGCACAACAATGGCGAGAGGACTATCAAAAAGGAGCACGTAATGGCAAGAGTATTATGCATAGGTGATTTACACTTACCTGCAACACATACTAAATATCTCGACTTTATAAGAAAGTTGAAACGTAAATATAAAACAGACACAACTGTTTTCATAGGTGATGTATTAGATCATCACTCGATTTCTTTTCACCAAAAGAATCCAGAGCTACCATCAGCAATAGATGAGCACAAACAGACAGTAAAGGGTATGAAAGCTTGGAAAAAAACTTTCCCCGAAGCTGTCATTTGTATTGGAAACCATGACGAAAGAGTACATAGGCTATCTTCAGCTGCTGGAATACCCTCTATGTATCTAGTAGATTATAGTGATTTATATGATACCCCTAACTGGAAGTGGGACCACTCCTTTATAATAGATAATGTCATGTACATACATGGAACAGGTGCTGGTGGACAACGCCCCGCATACTCTGCCGCTGTAAAGCTAGGACAAAGTATAGTAATGGGGCATGTCCACAGCATTGCTATGTTACAGGTTCTCCAATCCCCTACCCAAAGAATATTTGGTATGAATGTGGGGTGTGGTGTAGACAAGAATCATAGAGCAATGAACTATGCTAAGAATCATCTTAATAAACCAGTAATTAGTGCTGGTATAATAATAGACGGCAAACCTATTCTAGAATTATTAGAATAATTTGTGTAATTTTCAAGTCACCCCCTTGATTTAAGGAAAAGACTTGTTATAATATGTGAGTCATATAACTGTTAAAATAAGGAGACAACAATGATGACTAAAGTAAGCGGTTTTGTTACAGATACACTAGAAGTGGTTTACGGACACCTTCACCGACCTGATGATAAGTTTGGTGCAGACTCTGCAAACCATAGTGTAACAGTACTAGTAGAGGGCGACCTTAAAGCCAAGCTAGATACACTTCTAAAAGAATCTGGAGCAACGAAAATTAATGGGATGAGGAATGATGATGAAGGTCGTACTCTTCTAAAGGTCAAGTCAAAGATCTTTGTGAAGAAGGGTGAACAAACATTCCCATGTCGGGATGCTCTGTCTAATAGAACAGAAGCCACACCATTTGGTGGAGATAAAGTACGCTTGCGTCTTAATCCTGCTGTTCTTGATCGTGATAACTCAATGAGTATTTATCTCAATGGATGTCAGATCATAGAGAAGTCGGCAACAGACTCAGGTGGTTTTCCAGTAGTAGAAGATGGATTCGATGGCTCGGCTTTTAAAATGCCAAAGAGTGAGAACACATCTGAAACTCCTGCGGAGACAGACGAAATCCCATTCTAATGGAATGGACTTTCCCCATAAGCCCAGTAGCTGCAAGTAGACCCCGTGTCTCACGACATGGGGCTTACTTTGCAGGGGCTTATAAGAAGTTTAGGCAGAATATGATTGACCTAGTACCCTTAGTATTGGGTACAGAATTTATTCCTATTAGTACACTACTAAAAGTAGACGTTGAATTATTTGTAACTCAACCAAAGAAAACAAAGCTATATGCACCCCGTGCAGACATAGATAATTTTCTCAAAGCTATTTTTGATTCATTGAATGGATGGCTATGGGAAGATGACACACAGATTTTACAAGTATACGCTTCAAAACAATGGGCTCCTAGGGGAGAAGAAGGATACTTTTCAATTGGAATATCTATATTAGATAATAAAGAAAGGGACAAAAAATATGAAGAGAATAATATTTCTTTTGATGATGCTGGTCTTTAGTGTTGGTTGTGCTACAACAAGGGGATGGTTTGATCCTCCTACTACTATCACTGGTATTAATGCTATAGCAACTACACCGTCAGGTATTACGTGTAGTCCTATGCTTGGGTGGATTGGCGGCATTTGTACGCTATCCGGAATGGCACTGCTCGTGCTCACAGGCGGACGTATGGGCTGGAAACCCATCATTGGGGGCATAATATTTATAGTAATCAACTATGCTTTAGCATTGTATGCTAATTGGATTTTCTTACCGGTTGTTATAGCAACAGGGGCTATCTCTGTTGCATGGGCTGGTAAAATTGTTTGGAAGATCGTCAAAGATGACGACATTAAGATTAAGGAGATCTTAAAATGAATTGGATTGAAGGAACAGTGGGACATGTTTGTTACGTAGCTATGTTCTTCGTAGCAGGTGCTCTTATCGGCAGACCAATGTGGATGTGGACTAAGAAGAGACTGCCGTGGGGTAAATAAATGACATCTAAAGTAATAAACAGGGAGCAATGTCCCGCCTGTGCTAGTCACGGGCGGGATAACTCGCAAGATAACTTAGCGATTTATGATGATGGTCATAAGTATTGCTTTGCTTGTGAATATCGTGAAGGTAAAGTAGGAGTAATAGAAATGAAAATACAGAGTGATACTAATACTAAATTCTATAATGGAAACGCTGTATCAAATAGAGGTATTACCGAGAAGACCATGAGGTTCTTCAATTACGGTACTATCTCCACTAAAGAAGGTAAGAAGGCTGAGATAGCCTCGTTTTATCGTGATGGTAAAATAGTTGCACAGCACTTAAGAGGTCCTAACAAAACCTTTAGATGGACTGGCGACTCATCTCGTCCCACATTGTGGGGACAAAACCTTTGGCGTGGTAAAAACAAACGGTTAATAATTACTGAAGGTGAATACGATTGTATGACAGTCAGTCAATTACTTAATCTAAAGTGGGCAGTAGTTAGCTTACCTAACGGTGCTGCTGGTGCTGTCAAAGCAATTAAAGATAACTTAGAATTTGTTAATGGATATGATGAAGTTGTTCTTATGTTCGATATGGATGAGGCTGGACAAGAAGCTGCAAAATCTGTAGCTGAGTTCCTACCCCCCGAGAAATGTAAGATCGCTTCGCTACCCTATAAGGATGCTAATGAATGCTTGCAGAAGAATGAATCACAAGCAGTTATTAATGCCATATGGGAAGCACAGAGATACAGTCCAGATGAAATTCTACATATCCAGAACATTGAAGCACCCTCAGAATCTGAATGCTCGGTGTTCCCCTTTCCCTTTAACTCATTAACAGAGTTCTTAGTAGGTCAACGATCTGGTGAGATAACTTTATGGGCATCAGGAACAGGGTCAGGAAAATCTACAATCATTCGTGAGCTGATCTATGATCACTTACAAGCTGGTAGATCTATTGGTGCTATTATGTTGGAGGAAGCTCCTTCAGAAACAATAGACGATATGATCTCACTCATGCTTAATAAACCCGTAAGAGTTATTAGGGCACAACGAATGATGAAGGACTTAAGTATTCAACTAGGTTCTAAGGATATATGTGTAGGTGTTATTGATGACTTAACTGATGAGGAGTATGCAGATGCTCGTTCTGAGTTAAATCAAACTAATTTCTATATATATGATCACTTAGGAAATAGTGGACTTAAGAATTTGTGTTCGCGTATGGAGTACATGGCTGTATCATTAGGTGTAGAAGTAATTATTCTAGATCATATAACAGCCGCTGCAACTGGTCTAATGGGCGGAAGCTCTTCATCAGACTATGATGGTGGTTCCTCGGAAAGGCTTCTTATAGATAATATTATGAAGGAATTCCGTGCACTGGTATCAAGAACTGGTGTAAGGATTGATGTAGTATCCCAACTGAAGAAGACTAACAAGGCTTACGAAGAAGGAGATCGCATTACCTTACAAGACCTAAGAGGCTCGGGCTCATTGTCTAGTGTCCCTAATACCGTAATAGGATTAGAGAGAGATAGACAGAATCCTGATCCAATCATAGCAAACACAACAACAGTCAGAGTATTAAAGAATAGACTAACAGGAAGAGCTGGTGTTGCTTCGTGTTTATTCTATGACCATACTACCGGAAGATTGAAAGAACTAGACTGGGCTTTCGATGATAGTGGTAAGATACTGGTTGACTCATGATTGTTGTAACAGGAAGCTGTAGGTCGGGTACTAGCATGATGATGCAGACCCTTAAACTACTAGGGGTGGAAATAGCAGGTCATGCTTTTCACCCCGACTTCCCTGTTGTAGAAGGGAACCCAAAAGGATACTTTGATCTTCCATTCGAAGAACTTATTGGCGGTATTAATACTACAAAGTATAAAGATAAAGCTATTAAGATATTAGGTGAGTGGATACTAGGGATATCTACTGATGATATCACTCATATAATAGTATGTAAACGTAGGGATGGGGGTGCTCAAGACAGAAGCACCAAGAAATTACTCAAAATAGAAAGCGAAATAAAATCTACCTCTTCGACCAGAGAAATTCTTCTAAAGGCTTGTCTTAAATTATCAGATAAAGATCTTAGAGAGAGAAGATTCTTAAACTATCACTACATTGGGGCTTACCTAGATAAGTTCACTGGCTATAGCACGGAAATTTTCTTTGAGGATATGCTTTCAGAGACAGAAGAAACTATAACTAATATTAAAAACTTTCTACATTTAGATTCTGATGTAGATATTAGCAAGGCTGTGGACAACATAGGAATACATGAAATGTCAGGAGAATAAAATGAAACAGCTTGTATTTGATATTGAGACAGACGGTCTCAATGAAATAACATTAAATAACAAGGGGGAAGTAGTTCCAGAAGGAACTAAGATTCATTGTTTGGTTACAATGGATACTGAGACTAAGGAGGTCTTTACTTATGTGGACGATATTGAAAGAGGTATTGATGATCTTCGTTCTGCTGAGCTTATTATTGGTCACAATATCTGCATGTTTGATATACCTTTTATTGAGAGAAATTATGGAAAGGTGCAAACAAAAGCTCACGATACTCTTATCGTATCGAAACTAATGTACCCAGATATCAACAACCATCCTATTGGAAACAATAGTCTTAAGGCTTGGGGTAAATACTTAAGAATACTTAAGGATAATATGGACAACTGGTCTAAATATACAGACGATATGTTAAGATATTGTATACAGGATGTTAAAATAAACCTAGCTATATACAATAAACAGAAAGAATTCAGGGATAAGTATCCAAAGAATATTAAACTTGAGCACATGGTTACTAATATCATAGCAACCCAGATAGATAATGGATTTGGATTTGATTTACAAGCAGCTGAAGAGCTTGAGATGCAGCTCTTAGTAGAAAAGGCAGCCATTGATGATCAGATGAGAAACGTTTTCCTTCCCCTCATAGAGGAAAGATGGTCAGAAAAAACTGGTAAGCGTCTCAAGGACAAAGTTACAATCTTTAATCCGGGATCAAGAAAACAAATATCCGAAAGACTACATGATAAGTATGGATGGAATGCGCCACTAACAGAAAAGGGTAATCCAAAGGTAGATGCTGCTGTACTTAAGAAGCTAGACTATCCCGAAGCCAAGGCTTTAGTAAAGCAATTCGATATTACTAAACTAGAAGGACAAGTATCTGATTGGATAAAGAGAGCATCACACTCTCGTGATAATAGAATACACGGCAATGTTAATGTACAAGGTACCGTAACAGGCAGGATGACAGCTAGCCAACCTAATATGCAGCAAGTCTCAGGAGACAAAAGAGCCCGAGCTTTATTCCAACCAAGGGAGGGCTGGGTTCAGATAGGTATAGATGCTAGTAGTCTAGAGGCTCGTATGCTAGCTAATAGAATGGCTCCATATGATGATCTAGCCTATGGAAACATTATATTAAATGGTGATATCCATGAAGAGAATCGTCTGGCTGCTGGCTTGTCTTGTAGAAACCAATCAAAGACATTCTTCTATGCTTTAATATATGGAGCTGGTAACGAAAAGATAGGTAAGATAATTGGTAAGGGTGCTTATGCAGGAGGTCAGATAAAGAAGAAATTCCTATCTAATATTCCAGCTATTCAGAAAGTACTAGATAATTGTGCCTTCCAAGTAGCAAACAAGGGAACAATAACCTTACTAGATAATCGTGAAGTACCTTGTAGATCTAAGCACGTTGGTCTTAATGTCCAACTACAGGGAGATGGTGCCATTATTATGAAGCTGGCTCTCTGTATCTTAATACAGAGCCTTAAACAATATGATGGTATGTGTGGTTTAATGGCTACTGTACACGATGAGTGGCAGTTCGAAGCTCATCCTGATATAGCTGAAGAGGTAGGTAAGTTAGGATGTAAAGCTATACAAGAAGCTGGCACTAGGCTTGACTGCAAGATAGATCTGGATGGAGAATATTCAATAGGAAAGAACTGGTCCGAATGTCATTGACTACTGTATCTATTGTATTCTATAGTACTCCTAAATCTAGGCGAGGAAAACTTGTTCAGATTTTACAATATAACCCTATCTTTCACTGCGGTCTTATGTTATCATGCCATGATGAATCTTTTGTTATAGCTTCAGATAAAACACATAGAGCTAAGTTCATACCAAATGATCTATACCACAATACTATTGGATTTAAACCATCTCATATAGTTATATTAGGAGAGACTGATTTTAGTAACATACAAAGAACAATGGATTTTATAGCTACACCATACAAGGGAGATACTATGTCCATGGCTTTCTGGTATTACATTGGGAGGTTTCTATTCAAAAGCTATCAACCAAAGTCATGTGCCTTACTGGCGTGTCAGATAGCTAGATTTTGTGGTTTTAAATTGGATGATTTTATTCTGCCGAAGAATCTTTATAACGATCTAAGGGATAAATACACCCACTACACATGGGAAGAATATATAAAGGAATCAGAAAAATGAATATGATTTTAATAGCAGGTCGAGCAAGAGTAGGTAAGACTACATTTGCTAAGCTGATAGCAGAACAGATTTTTAAGATGGGTCAAACACCCATACTATTATCTTTTGCTGATCCCATTAAGGAGGAAGCCAAAAGAAAGGGATACTCTAAAGAACATACTCCTGAAAAACATAGAGAGTTTTGCCAAGAACTAGGAGAACAAAAGCGTTCAGAAGATAGTGATTATTGGATTCGTAAGTTTGATGATAAGGTTAAGAGTGCCCAAACACAAGAACAAAAGGATATACGAGACAAGAAAAAGTACTGGGAAAGAGTTATTATTGCGGATGATTGTCGCTACCTTAACGAAATAGCCTATGGTACACTTTACTCAGCAACTATGTTATTTCTTAGTTCGGGTAAAAGGAAACTTACAACAGGCAACTGGAGAAAACATAAGTCTGAAGAACTAGCCACCTCATTAGAAGCTGGATTAAATCCACTTATAAAATCTTTTAATGGTATTATTTGTAACGATAAAACAATAGAAGAACTTCAAAAAATTATCAAAAATAATATTTCAGTATGGTCAGGAGCTGTTATAGAATGTGAAAAAGAAGAATGTAATTGTCATGTCTGCAAAGGACGGAGAGATGGTACCCTTCCTCCTCTGGAAGAAGTGATTGAAAACTTAATGGATCTATTTACATTAGATGACCTAAAGAATGAAGAAGAAAAGGATAGGGATGACGAAGAAGAAGATACCGACGACAGCGATTCTTGATGGCGACATCATAGCTTACAAGGCAGCCTTCTGGGCAGACACTGAGGGTGTTGATGGCTTGGACTATCGTTTACCTGAGGATATAGAGAAATGGACTCCTGAAGGAATAGATACCATTATCATAGCGTTCTCATGTAATCGTAAAGACAACTTTCGTAGAGATCATTGGGCAGATTATAAGAAGAAGAGAGATAGTTCAGATCGTCCTGATACTTTACAAGAATGTAAAGACTATATGAGCGATAGGTGGGATATAATACTAGAACCTAGGCTAGAAGCTGATGATCTTATTGGTATCTATACCTCATCTGAAGAGATGGTAGGCGTTACTATAGACAAAGACTTAAAAACAATCCCCGGTTTTCATTGGAATCCTGATAAGGATGATGCTATTAGATATCTTACAGAAGAAGAAGCAGATAAGTTCTTATTCATACAATGGATGGCAGGTGATTCAACAGATAGTATTCCTGGCTTATGGCGTATTGGTCCCAAGAGAGCTGATAAGTTTTTAAATAAGTGGGAAAAAGAAACATGGGTACAAATGATATTTGATATGTATGATGACCCAAAATACTATAGAGATTCCATCCCTAACCTAGCTTTAGCTATGGCTAGAAGCGTTAGGATACTTAGGAGTGGAGAATATAACTTTAAAACTAAAGAAATAAACCTATGGATGCCCGATAGTTGGGTATAACGATAATAAGGAGTAAATGAATGGATCAGTTTCAAGAATTTGTAGTAACTAGAAGCTACTGTAAATGGATAGAAGAATTACAAAGGAGAGAAAGTTGGGATGAATGCGTAAACCGTTACTACGACTACTTTGGAGAACGCTTTCCAGAGTTACTAGGCGAGGAATGGGACGCTATACGACAATCGACTATCAAGCGAGAAGTTTTCCCCTCAATGAGAGCCCTCATGACAGCAGGGGCAGCAGCAGAGGTAGACGATACGTGCCTGTACAACTGTTCTTACCTCCCCGTCAATTCAATAAGTAGCTTCTCTGATATTCTATACATTCTGTGCTGTGGCACAGGTGTAGGATTTTCCTGCGAAAGCATAGAAACTAATCAACTACCTATAATACCAGAAATTAATAGGAATGAAAAGATTATTATTGATGTAGATGATTCTAGAAGAGGGTGGGCTGATTCCTTTAATGATCTATTATCAGCTCTATATGGAGGATTCCATCCTACTTGGGATCTATCTCAAATCCGTCCAAAAGGATCACGACTAAAGACATTTGGTGGTAGGGCTTCTGGTCCAGAACCACTTGAACGTTTGTTTAAGTTCGTGATCAAGTTATTTTATAATGCCGAGGGAAGGAAACTTACTCCCCTTGAAGTACACGATATTGTATGTATGATAGGAGAAGTAGTCATAGCTGGCGGCGTAAGACGATCAGCACTGATATCCTTATCTGATTTAGATGATAGAGAAATGGCAAGAGCCAAGACGGGTCCTTGGTGGGAACAGGATGGACACCGTGCACTATCCAATAACTCTGCTGTATACCTATCCAAGCCTTCGCTTGGTAGATTTATGGAAGAGTGGTCTTCGTTATATGATTCCCGTTCAGGAGAGAGGGGAATCTGTAACAGAGAAGCGATGGAAAGAATTGCCAGTATGTCTGGTAGAACTTCTGCTTCGTGGGGTACTAATCCCTGCAGCGAAATCATTCTAAAGCCAAAGCAATTCTGTAATCTGAGTGAAGTTGTTATAAGGTCTTATGATAACTTACCCACATTGCGACATAAGGTGAGATATGCTACTATATTGGGAACTATCCAATCAGCCTGTACTAAGTTTACATATCTAGATCCTGAATGGAAGGCTAACTGTGAAGAGGAGAGGCTACTAGGTGTATCCTTTACTGGTATCTATGACAATACGCTGATGTCTACTTCTAGTGAGGAGCTGAAAGAAGTTCTAACTGAGCTTAAAGAGATAGCAAAAGCAACAAATATTGAGTGGGCTGAGAAACTAGGTATCGAACCTTCTAAGTCTATCACTTGTTGTAAGCCTTCAGGTACTACATCCTGTGTGGCGGGTACTTCTTCTGGTATTCATCCAAGATATTCTCCTTATTATATTAGGAGAGTACGAATAGACACACAGAATCCGCTTTGTACCTTTATGATGGATCAAAATCTACCGCATGAGCCATGCTCTCATGCACCAGAACATACAACCGTGTTCTCATTCCCCATTAGTTCACCAGAAAATTCAGTTACTTATGATAACTATAATCCCCTACAACACCTAGACTTATGGTTAACATACCAACAGTATTGGTGCGAACATAAACCAAGTGTTACTATTAATTATACAGACCTCGATTATATGGTAATAGGACAGTGGGTTTGGAATAACTGGGACTGGGTTTCAGGTATTTCCTTCTTACCACATACAGAGCATATCTATGATCAAGCTCCCTTTGAAGCTATTGATAAAGATGCTTTCATGGGATTAATTAAACAGATGCCTCACTCTATAGATTGGGGCGAATTAAGTAAATACGAACAAGAAGATACAACTATTAGTTCTAAAGCTATGGCATGTGTTGGGGGTTCTTGTGAAGTGTTAGACATTACAGGAGAATAAAATGGAAAATACTTACTTACAGGCTATCTTAACACGAATGAAGATTGGTGGCTTAACAACACCAGCAGACCAATTAATGGTTATGAAATACCTACTTCAGAAAGTAGATGAATTAGAGGAGAGGCTAGATGCAAAACAGGCTACCGTTTCTAGATCCAGCAATAGTAAAACATCTAAGAAAAAAATTACCTCCTCTTGAATACACTAGTGATATGAATAGAGACGAATTTTTAAACCAAGCTATCTTCAGAGCAGGTCAACGTGAAGTTCTCTGTAGACTCGATATGATCATAACAGAACAGGAGAAAAACTAATGCCACCAGGAAATCCGATACATGATGATCTTCAAGCAAGATTAGAAAAGGCGGAACAAAGACTTATAGATTGGGAGAAAAACAGACCGTGGATCGACATTGCTAGAGACGAGGGAATGGAAAGACTTCGCCGACAACTGGTTGATGAGGCTGATAAGAAGTTTGAAAGACTGTTTGGTTATAATATTCATGAAGGTGATCCTGGTCATGATGGTGGTGATCCAGAAGGTGCTACGTGGGGAAGAAATATTACTGCTGGCACTCCCCCGTCTGCTAACGGTAGATTCAAAAGAACTGCAGCTAAGGTTGCTTCTAAGGGGCGTTGGGGAGACTCAACCCTAGCCCACCTTACTCCGGGAGAAGTAGTTCTACCACAAGAGGTAGCTCAAAAACTTCAAGGACAGATTTCTTCTATTATGGGTAAAAATAATATGAGGAAAATTACTGTTGGTGATAGACAATCTATGACTAATCCATATACAGGCTTAGAAGAATTTGGATTCTTTAGTAAAGCTTGGAGAAAGATAAAGAAAAAAGCTAAGAAAGTAGTTAAGAGGGGTAAGAAAGTAGTTAAGAAGGCAGTAAAACCTGCACAGAAATTAATGAAGAAAACTGTACCACGAGAATTTAGAGAGTTATTTCCTAAAGAAGTACGACGTATCAATGCACTAGAAAAGAAAGTTAAGGGTGCTATTCCTAATGAACTTAAAGATCTTTACAAAAAAGTAAACAGTTTCGAAGATTTCAAAAGAACCTTTATTCCCAAGGAATTAAGGCGTATGGATGAATTAGAAAGAACAGTTAAAAAAGCTATTCCTAAAGAGTTTAAGGAAGTTTATAGAAAGATGGAAAAGCAAGTTAAGGATATAATTCCTAACGAACTTAAGGACGTTTACAAAAAGATTAATAGCCTTGATGACCTAAAAAAACTTCCTAAAAGGATGCAAGAAAAGTTTAAAGAAGTTCAGAAAAAAATGAATAGCCTTGATGACTTTCAAAGAACTTTTATTCCTAGAGAGTTTACACAAATGCAAGAGAAATTGACGGGAAAACTTACGGATGTTTATAAAAAGATTAATAGCCTTGAAGATTTCAAAAGAACCTTTATTCCCAAGGAACTAAGGCGCATGGATGAACTAGAGAAAGTAGTCAAGGGTGTTATTCCTAATGAAATTAAGGACCTTTACAAAAAGGTAAATAGTTTAGATGATCTAAAAAAATTACCCGGTAGGGTTGAAGATTCTTTTGCAAAACTAAAAGACAAGATTACCGAGGATATTATACCCGGTGAATTTGAGGATGTATGGAAAAAGGTTAATAGCCTAGATGATATAAAGGATCAACTTGGTTCCAAACTCCAGAAGGTTATTGATATTATCCCCGGCTTAGGTGGAGTAGGTATGCTTGCATCTCGTCGAGATGTTAGAAAAGCTGAAGAGGCTGCTGCTGCTGCAAGAAAAGAACAGATGACTGACTGGGAAAAACAAATGGCAGATATGACTAGTGCTTGGCAGGAATCAAGTTCTAAACTTAAGTCAGATTTAGAGGGTATGATGTTTGCTCAAGAAGAACGTATGAATATACAGACAGCAGAATCTGCAAAACAAATGATGAAATCTAGAGTCGCTGGAATTAGAGCACGGCGAGATCTAAGTCAAGGTAGGCTTGGTGAATCTTTAGCTCTAAGTAAAGTTGGTGGTGAAGCTGGTATGCTTGGAAGTATGGGAGCTACTGGACCACGTATTACTGGACGTAAGGCTAGGGGTACACGAGTAACAGCTGCTGCTATTCCTAACATTTGGGGAAGACCCGCTTAAGGAGGTAATATATGAGCGCACTATTTAAAACACCTAAGATTAATTATGGCGGAGGTATGGCAGCTAATAATGATGAGATGATAAAGATTATGCAAGCGCAAAACGAAAGAAATAACGAATTATTTGCGCAACGCCAAGCTGATATTATGGACATGGATAAAGAAAGACTTGCTATGGAACAGGCACAATCCGTAAATGTGCGACGTGAAGAACAAGAGTTACTATCCCAGGCACAAGCCATGGAAGATGCTGCTCAACAAGAGAGCGAAGCTATGATGTATAACGAAGGAACTGATAGCGATATTGATAATGTTATTACAGGATTCTATGGTAGTCTTTATGAAGGTCAAAGACCAGAGTAATGTCCAAGCTACCAGAGAAAACGATTGCTGATCGTTACAAAAAGCTAGACTCTAAACGAACAGTAAAACTTGAGAGAGCGCGGTATGCCGCATCTCTAACTGTTCCTTCATTACTTCCACCCCTTGGGTGGACAGAAGAGACTCAGTTACCTCAGCCATTTAGTTCTGTAGCAGCCAGAGGTGTAACTTCTATGTCTAGTAGAATGCTCAGTGCTTTACTGCCTCTTAATGATACACCATTCTTCAAGTTTGAACTGAAGAATGGTGTACAACCAGATCCTGAAGTTAGGGCTTATTTAGAATCTTTAAGTTATCAGGTATATAATAAACTAGCATCAAAAAATCTAAGAGATATTCTCTATCAAGTATTACAACACCTGATTGTTGTAGGTGATGTTTTATTAGTAATGGAAGATGACTTCTCTTTTCGTATCTTACGAGTAGATCAGTATGTCTGTAGACGAGATGTTCAAGGTGATATTAAAGAAATTATTCATCTAGAATTCCAAGCAGCAGACAACAAAGAAGCTGTTGATGAATTATTCTCAGGAGATGCAGGTGCTTTAGAACGTAATGGATATAAAACAATATATTGTAGACTAACTTACGATGAGAAGAAAGAGATATGGAATGTACGTAAAGAAGATCTTGAAGGTAATGTAATACAGAGTGGTGAGTATACTACAAACCCTTACATTGTTCTTAGATGGACTGGAGTAGCAGGTGAAAACTATGGACGTTCTCATTGCGAGGATTTAATTGGGGATATTAAAACACTCGAAGCTTTTACCGAGGGATTGATACAGGGTATTGCTGCAGGTTCTACTTTCTGGGTAGGTGTAGACCCCTCTGGTATTACAGAAATAAATGATATTGCTGGTGCTAGAAATGGTGCTATTATAGGAGCAAGGCAACAAGATGTCTTTACTATATCGCCATCAGGTACTATGTCACCCCAGATTAACTCTACTCAAACAGGTGTATCTCAAATGAGGCAGCAGCTTGGTCAAGCTTTCTTAATGGACTCTGCTAGTATGCCTAAGGGTGAACGAGTTACAGCTACGGCTGTTAGAATGATTGGTCAAGAACTTGAACATGTTCTAGGTGGTGCTTTCTCAGCTATTGCGAGAAGCTTAATGCACCCCATCATTAGTCGTAGTATCTTCTTAATGCTTGCTAGTGGTGAGATTGATCCACGTATGTCAGAAGAGTTTACTGAAGATGGGGACTTAACAATAGAAATTGTTACAGGTCTACAGGCTTTATCAAGAGACTCTGATCTACAGAAGCTAATGCAAATGGGAGAGATGGTTCGCAACCTTCCGCCACAAGCCTCAAGTACCTTTAGGTGGGATGAATATGGTCGTGCTCTTATTACTGCCCTTGGTTTCAATGCAGAGAATTGGGTTAAATCCGAAGATATTGTACGCGATGAGCAAATGCAGCAAGCAGAGCATGCTACTGCAATGCAAACACAAGCTCAAAACCAAGCTATGATGAGCCAAATGGTAGGGCAAGGAATGCAACAAGCTGCTATGCAAGACATGGAACAAACTGGTGGAGAAGGCATAGCTGAAGTCTTAGAACAAATTGGTGGACAGGTTTAACATGGCTTATTATATAATCATTAAAACAGAAGCTAGTATAGATATTGGTAAGGGTCATGACCCTGGGGGTGGTCCAGGAGGATATACTCTAACAACTGGTGGTACCGTAGATCCAGGATCAGATGGAGACGCTACTAATACATTTGTTACAGCTCCAGTAGACTTAGTACGAAAGGGAATGAATGGTAAATCAATAGTAGCTTTTGTTAATATATCAGGTGCTACTGCTTCTACTATACGTAGTAAGGCTCTTGAATCGTTAACCTTTGATGGTAATAATACCGCAACCGTTACTATTACAGACTTTACTGAACTCAACGGTGACGGATTGGCAGGAAGCGACAACGTAAACCTAATCGCTACTGATACCACCAACTACAATTTCTATGTGGGGGATCAAAGTTCGGTATCGGGAACGTGGGAAGCCACAGACTCCAACGAGGTTACCGCTACTAATCTGATGAATGTAATCAACACCTCATCGGGTCCATCTGGATCTAGGTTTACTGCTACGGTAGATGGGGCAGTTGTAACTATAACCCAAGCAACAGCAGGTACTGCTGGAAATACCGCAATTACTCTAACAGATAGCGGAACTGCTGGTATGTCAAAAACAAACTTTACTGGCGGTATACAGGGAGTAGCAACTGCAGGAGACTTAATATACTATGATGGAGATACTTGGGAACCTATTAGTCTTAATGATACAACTCCAGGTTCTAATAAGATTCTTACTACAGGAGATAGTATTAGAG